ATTAATGATGAAGAAAAGAAAGAAGATAATGTACAAGAACTTGTTGTAAAACAGCAACGTCCTAAAATTGATGTTATTAATAACATAGCAATGAGAAAAGATAATAATCCTTTTCCATTAAGTTATAAAGATACAGGCGGTGCAAGTTCAGGCGGCATGGTATACATTACTCCAGAGAACGCTAAAAAGTTTATACAGTTTTATGATAGACGTGCAGAAGACGAACAGCAACTAATGCTACAAGCACTAAAAAGTGTTTCAGGCTTAAAAAACTTGTTTAATAATCTCGGACTTGAAGTTGCAAAAATTGAAGCAACAAAAGAAGAACAATACACAAGAGAACAATTACCCCAAATTAAAAATAAACATTTAGATAAAATTAGACATACTGTAGAAACAATTGAAATTGGTGATATTATTCCAGTACAAGAACAATTTATATTTGAAAACTTTAAAAAGCAGATTGATTCATTAACTGAAGGAAACTATAAACCTATTATAGTAGACTGTAATAACAAGATTATCAACGGACATCACAGATATGCTGCATTACAAATGCTCGGTGAAACTGATGTTAAGGTTGCTAAATTGTTTTTAACTGTAAATGCAGTAGTTGAAAACTTTGCTGATGGTAAAAAGAAAGGCAAGAGCAGACCAGGACGTGTAAAGAAGTCCGGTGCTAGTTGTAATGGTAGTGTAAGTGAACTACGTAAAAAAGCAAAGAATGCAGGCGGTGAAAAAGGTAGAATGTACCACTGGTGTGCTAATATGAAATCAGGTCGAAAAAAGGGTAAATAGTAATATGAAACTTAATGAATTATTCAATGCCATTGAACAAAACAAGAAGAAAATGGAATCTGCTACAGCAGGTGCTACAGCTTCTGGCAATATAGCAACTGTTGTAAGTCCACAACTTGCTATTGGTAAAGGTTCTATTGGCAATAAAAGTTACACAGGTTCGCCAGGAAAAAGCGGCACATCCGCTCCAAAAGTACCTAAGATAGTGCAAAAGAAGAAGAAAAACGGTACAGCAGTAAATGCACTAGATATGAAGGGAAACATTTTTGGCGGCGGCAACGCACTAAAGAGATAAATATTAATATGGAAAAGAACCATCCAGATCACGAAGCCGAGATGGCAAAATCAGAATTAGCTAATATAGCTAAGAATGCCGTTGCGCTCTATAAAATGATCGAAGAAGGTGACGAATTAGACGGTTGGATAAGTAGTTATATTACTATTTCAAACGATCACATCAACTCTGTTCGTGAAAAAATGGAGTATGAGATTCAGGCAGATAATGCTATGAATAAAGGAGAACGAGAATACGAAGCTGGGACTTGCGAAAGTATTCGAGATAAACTAACATCAGAGTGGGAGCTCTTAAAAGGATAGCATCATGGACATTAGAAATATATTAAACATAATTCCAAAAGAGGAATCAAAAAATTCAAATACATTTGACGGTACTCTAGAAAGTATAGCAAGAGTAGCAGGTGTTGATTATAAACCAAAAGTAGTTACATTTGAAGGTTACACTGATGACGAAGTTAGAGAACTTTGCCATTCAAAAGACCACGACTGTGCAACAACTGTTAACCATCCAATATATGGTAAAGGTAAACCAGTTTACGAAAGTCATGCTATTCCAGATGATAACGGTAATGTTGAATGGTACGATGTACAATTTAAACACGGTGTAGAAAGAAAAGTTCCAGCAGCAGATATGGAAATTGTTACACTAGAAGAACACGGTGCTGCTAAACCTAAAAAGAAAAAAGCCAAAGAAGATGCAAAAGTTGAAAAAGATTCTAAGTCCAAAGAAGTTAAAGAATCTGAAGTAGAAAAAACTGTAAACGAAGAGCTATCCGAAAAAGACAAAGATACAGAATTTGCACGTTGGTTAAAGAAAACTCACAACAAAGATGTTGAAAGTTTAAAAGGCAACGAGTACGTTGATGCATCAAAAGAGTTCCAAGCATCTAAAAAGAAAGAAGAGTCATTTAGAGCTAAGTTTGATGATATGGTTGCTGAAGCAGGTAAGCCAGACTTTTTAGACTTAGACAAAGACGGTGACAAGAAAGAGCCTATGAAGAAAGCTGCTAAAGATGCTAAAGGCGGCAAGAAGTCAGGCAAAAAAGAAATGTCAGATAAGCAAAAGAAATTCTTTGGCAAAAAGAAAGAATCAGTTGAAGAAGCTGCAGAAGTAATTACAGCAGAAAAAATGCCTAAGAAGAAAGACATTTTAATGATGTGCAGTAAAGGTATGAAAGTAAATGAAATTTGCAAGAAGTATCCAAACTGTGATCAAAAGAAATTAAAAGAGATGTGCGAAGCATGTATGTCTGAAGTTAAAGCAAAGAAAACTAACGAGTCAGTTAACGAGTCAGTTGAAGTTATTAAAGATCCTTCAAACATGTCATTTGTTGAAATGCTAAAACTTGTAAAAGAAAGCGGTGGACAACAGCAAATTGATCCAGTTGACGAAACACTTTGGAACTGGGCTCAAAGAGTTGCTACTTCAAAAGTTGAAGAGTCAAACAAAGCAGAAATTTTTGCAGGATTGATTTACGAGCGTAACGGTGGACGTTTTGAAATGTATGACGTTATGGACGAAGACGGACTTACTGAGTCAAAAAAAAAGGACTAAGTGAAGGCAAGATGTGTTCAGATGATTGCTGCGGTGCAGATGTAAAAGCAGCAGACTGTACTTGTAAACCGACTTGTAAGCATTGTGATTGTAATGCAGAATAAGTAAAAAGAATTAACCAAAATTAAACTAAAGCCAGTTATTAACTTGACTGGCTTTTTTTATGACTATATAATAGTACTTCAACCAGGAGAATAATTTATGTCAAAAATGTACGGGCCAGAAGAGAAGGCTAAACTAGAGAGATTAATCAAAGAAGGATCAAATGTTCTACGTGAAGTAGAGGATCTTAATGAAGGTCTTAAAGATACTGTGAAAGCAGTAGCAGAAGAACTACAGATTAAACCATCAGTAATTAACAAAGCAATTAAAATTGCACACAAAGACGATTGGGCTAAACACTTAGAAGAGTGGGAAGACATCGAAGGAATCTTAGGTATCACTAACAATCTACCTGCTGGTAACACCGGGGGTGAGTAATTGGAAAAGATTAAAAACTTTTGGATAGACAGTTATACGTCTGACAAAACAGCATTTGGCTTTGAGCTAATTAGTTTTATCTTTACCGTGACAGCCAGTTTATCATTGGCACTAAATGCAAGAGATCCTAACATGGCGTTTATATACCCATTTTTCTTTGTAGGTAGTATAACACAGTGCTATGCTTCAGTAAGACGTGGTGCTGCATGGGTTATGCTACTTACAGGATACTTTGCATGTGTTAACGTGTTTGGCTATCTTATTGCAATTAATATTATTTAATACTTGACATCTAGTCGCAAATATCATATAATACATGTATGATATTAAATTCAGACACATTCTTAAAATGGACTGCTACCGTTATTCTTATAATTGGTACAGGAATTAATGCTTTAGGGTTTTATCCTGCAGGGCCTGTTATATTGGTCATTGGTAGTTTCATTTGGTTAATTGTCAGTTGTATGTGGAACGAGCCTGCACTAATTGTAACCAACCTTGTGTTGTGTGTAGTTGGAGCAGCCGGTTTGCTATACTCACTATAATGAGAAAGATAAGTATTAATGAAGAAGGTAACCGCAGGCCATAAACTGCTTATTAGGTACTTGTCAGCCAAAAGTGACATACAGGAGAAAACATGAGTTACGTAGACGCTTTCTATGACCGAGGGCAAGACACCATTAACGTTGTTGAACGTGATGAAAAAGGCAAACGCCACTATCGAGAATACAATCCAAGACATATTTTTTACTACGAAGACCAAAGAGGAAAATACAAATCCATCTATGGTAAACCTCTATCAAGAGTAACTTGTAAAAACATCAAAGAACTTCGTAAAGAACTTGCTATTCACAGCAATAAAAAACTTTATGAGAGCGACATTAATCCTATTTACAGAATGCTTGAGGACAACTATCTCAATCAAGACGCACCTAAACTTAACGTAGCGTTCTTTGATATTGAGGTTGACTTTGATCCTGAGCGTGGGTATGCATCACCTGAAGATGCGTTTATGCCTATTACTTCTATTGCTGTATATTTGCAATGGATGGAAACAATGGTATGTTTTGCTATTCCACCTAAAACACTTTCTATGGAAGAAGCAAAGAAAACTATTGAAGGTATTGATAATGTTATGCTGTTTGAAAAAGAAAGCCAAATGCTTGATGCATTTTTAGATCTTATACAAGATGCAGATGTGCTAAGTGGTTGGAACAGCGAAGGCTTTGATATTCCGTACACAGTTAATAGAATTACAAAAACATTAAGCAAAGAAGATACAAAGAGATTGTGTCTTTGGAATCAATATCCTAAAAAACGTGAGTACGAAAAGTTTGGTAAAACATCTGTTACTTACGACTTAATTGGTAGAGTTCATGTTGACTCATTAGAACTGTATAGAAAATACAACTATGAAGAACGTCATACATACAGACTTGACGCTATTGGTGAACTAGAAATAGGCGAAACTAAAACAGTATATGAAGGATCTCTTGATGCACTTTATAACAATGACTTTAGAACATTTATTGAATATAACATTCAAGATACTGCACTACTAGACAAACTAGATAAAAAACTTAAATTTATTGATCTTGCTAATACAGTTGCACATGAGAACACAGTTCTTATTCAAACTACTATGGGTGCTGTTGCTGTTACAGAGCAAGGTATTATTAATGAAGCACACAGACGTGGATTTATTGTTCCTAATAGAGTACGCAGAGAGCCAGGTAGTGAGCCTGCCGCAGGTGCTTATGTTGCTTATCCTAAAAAAGGTATTCACGAATGGATCGGTAGTGTTGACTTGAATTCACTATATCCGTCTGTTATTAGAGCATTGAACATGGGTCCTGAGACTGTAGTTGGACAACTACGTCAAGAAGGAACTAAAGCACATATCGATGGACAGATGGCAAAGGGCAAATCATTTGCAAGTGCATGGGAAGGTATGTTTGGTAGTGTTGAATATAGTTCTGTAATGGACAAAGAGATTAGCAGAGAAATTACTGTCGACTGGGAAAATGGCGATAACGACAAACTTAGTGCCGCACAGATATATGATTTAATCTACGAAAGCAATCAACCTTGGATGCTAAGTGCTAATGGTACAATCTTTACATACGAGAAAGAAGGTATTATTCCTGGACTACTTGCACGTTGGTACAAAGAACGTAAAGAAATGCAGGCTAAACAGAAAGAAAGTCAAAATGCAGGAAACAAAATTGAAGAGGAATACTGGGCAAAGAGACAGTTGGTTAAGAAAATTCTACTTAACAGTTTGTATGGCGCTATTCTTAATCCTGGTTGTAGGTTTTTCGATAATAGGATCGGTCAAAGTGTTACACTTACAGGGAGAAGTATCACAAAACATATGGCTGCTAAGATCAATGAGATAGTAACAGGCGAATATGATCATACAGGCAAAGCAATTGTTTATGGTGACACTGACTCTACATACTTCAGTGCGTATAGCACACTGAAAAAAGATATTGAAGCAGGTAGTATTCCGTGGACAAAAGACAGCGTTATAGAACTATATGATACAATCGGCGAAAATGCTAATGCAACATTTCCTAAGTTTATGAGCCAAGCATTTCATTGTCCTAAAAAACGTTCAGAAGTTATTGCGGCTGCTAGAGAGATTGTTGCAAGTAAAGGTTTGTTTATTACAAAGAAACGTTATGCAGTATTATACTATGACATTGAAGGATTTAGAACAGATACAGAAGGCAAGCCAGGCAAGATTAAAGCGATGGGCTTAGACTTGAAACGTTCTGATACTCCTGTTGTTATTCAAGACTTTTTGAGTAATGTATTAGAAATGGTACTAGCAGGTAAAGACAAAGAAGATGTACTAGACTACATTACTGAATTTAGAACAGAGTTTAAGTCACGTCCAGGTTGGGAGAAAGGTTCTCCTAAGCGTGCAAATAAGATTACAGAGTATGGAGCAAAGGAAAAGAAAGCAGGTAAGGTGAATATGCCTGGACACGTAAGAGCAAGTATTAATTGGAATACACTTAAACGTATGAACGGAGACAAGTACTCAGTAAACATAACAGATGGTGCAAAAGTTATTGTATGTAAGGTTAAAGATAATCCAATGGCTTACACCAGTGTAGCATATCCGGTTGACGAACTAAGACTTCCGGATTGGTTCAAAGAGTTACCATTCGATGATGCTACTATGGAAAACACAGTTATCGATGAAAAACTTAAAAACTTAATTGGCGTTTTGGAATGGGACATAAGTCAAACACGTAATGATAATAACTTTAACAGTTTATTTGATTTTGAGTAAAAAAGCACTTGCGTTTTATACAAAACTTAATTATAATGTAAATGTATAGGAGAATTCAATGAAAGACATTTTACAAGATATCGTCAGCCATACACAGAACTTAGGTTTCCTAACAACTGTTAAGGTATCTGGCGAAGAAGATAAGACAGGAATGTTTTCAATGGCTGATGACAGATCAGTTATTATGGAAGCAGACACACATAACCCGTATCCAGATATGATTGGTACATTTGGTATGCCTCAACTTAATAAGTTGAAATACTTAATTGATGGTACTGAATATCAAAAGGATGCAAAAATTACTATTACAAATGCTGAAAGAAATGGTGCTACTATTCCAGTAGGTATTCATTTTGAAAATGCTGATGGTGATTTTAAAAACGACTATCGTTTTATGAATCAAGAAATTATTAACGAAAAAATGAAAACTGTTAAGTTTCGTGGTGTTAACTGGAATGTTGAGGTAACTCCAACTTTGCCAGCAGTACAAAGGTTTAGTTTCCAAGCAGGCGCTAATCCTGAACATCCAACATTCTTAGCAAAAACTGAAGATAATAACTTGAAGTTTATCTTTGGTGATGCAAGTACACATGGTGGTGAATTTGTATTCGCACAAAATGTCGAAGGTACATTAGATAAAGGTTGGACTTGGCCAGTGGCTAGTATTCTTGCTATCCTTAAAATTGCTGATGTTAATAATACTAAGATGAGTATTTCAAACGAAGGTGCTATTCAAATTACACTAGATAGTGGATTAGCAAATTACAAATATATCATTCCAGCACAGGCGGCCTAAATAACATTATGAAAAAACCAGTCAACTTAACACCATTACAGAAAGACTACGCAGTGTATTTGCCTGCTATTAGTTCTTTCTTCAGCACTTATATTGCTAAACAACGTAAGCAAGAGTTCGTTCCAACTGACCGTATTCCGCAAGGCTTTGATCGCGGCATCGAAGGTATGAACTTTTTAAATGAAGAAGAAGGATACTTTACATACAAATATGGATTGTATTCCGCAGGACACGCACAATTAAA